AGAGACTCGGAGACACAACATATAGTCCCGACCCATCGTCCCAGCCACTAGATATAGGCCATATCGGTCCAGACTTCGGGTCAACCTTGGGTCAAAGACTTGAGGTTTAGACCGAAGGTCTAGGGGTAGGGCCTTGAGTCTGGACTGAAAGAGGGCCTATGGGGAGACTTGAGGTTCTTGAACTGTGAGATGTGGTCTCAAACTTTTGGTCCAAAACTCATCGTCCCTACTGTAGGCCACAGCCACTGTAGGTCAAGGACCGTAGGTCAGGCGACACTAGGGTAGACCAGTAAGTAGGATGACCCTAAGTGAGCTTCTCTTAAGGTGTTACCTAAAGTCCTTGACTACAGTAGCTAAGGTCAGTAGAGTAGCGTCAGCTATGAACTGACCTTAGGTCCGTCTTTCGTTGATTGTTACCATGATGGCGTTAATGACACTCAGACACCAGAGTACATACGAGAGTCTCGACCCACCCGACCCACTGACTTCCAGCAGTAACGCCAGCAGCAAGTAGAACAGCAGCAAGAAACCTGTATGTAGCTCGATTGGTCGCCAGAGCTTTGAGAACAGCTTTGGTCTTACCCATGCTACATACCTCCTGTCGCTTAGGGTCTACTTAAGTTATGAGGGTGATTATCATCACTACCCTCACGACTGAGAGGAGAACTTAGAGTCTACTCTATTGCTAACTTTTGGTCGGCATATAGTAGGTCCCCCCCTGTAGTCCCCCATCCCTATAGTGATAGTTAAGTTAACTGCCTGATTTTACTTGTGGTTTCTACGGGTCCTATCACGCTTAGGGGACCGTAGGCTTACTGAGTATTCTTTGTGCTTCTCTGACCTTAAGTCCTCCAGCCAGACCTCAAGCTCCTCTATGGAGTCCGAAGTCTTAGTGAAGCACTTACCCTGAAGTCGCAACTGAGCGCGATACTTCCCGGTTGGCTTGAAGAAGCTGATACCCTTAGGGAGACCATTAGACTCGCCACCTGCGGAGTTCCATCGGTTCTCCAACTCAGTGACCAGCCTGTAGTTCTCTGGCCTGTCATCCAGTCTGTCACCGTTGATGTGGTCAACCAGCATACCATTCGGGATTCGACCCACAGCTAGACTGTAGATGATGCGAGAGCGCCTGTAACGACTTCCGAGCACTTTCACTATCGCATAGCCGGAAGGGTGTACAGAGAAGCCCATAGGCTCACCCGGAGTCTTCTTCGAGCTGCCATAAGGCTTCCTGCACACCAACTGTCCGTCAACGTATGCGTAGTGGTCAAAGAGGGACACCCTGTCGATGTCCTTCGCCTTTGCCATTATACCTCCTTAATGAAATTGTACGTAGGACCCCAAGCCTAAGTCATCATCTGTATTGAACTGGACCCTGACCCCATTGTCCCAGTAGTCAGTCTCGATGGACTTGAAGCCTTTCCGTGGGTCCTCCATCTGCTCCTCCAGCCACTCCTCAGTGACTTCACGCTGTCCCTTTACGGCATCCTTCGCCATAGACTCTACGAAGAACTGTACACCGATAGCCAGAGCATCAAGTCGGTCATCGTGAGCCAAGGCCCCACGTTCACGGCTGATACGGGTCATCTGGTAGAAGAGAGAGTAGATAGGGTTACGAACACCGTCCTTATCAGAGGCTGACTGGTAATCTTGGACGATAGCAGCAGCGTTAACGATAAGTCTGTGAGACCCCATGATAGGCTCCAGAACGTCACAGATGCGGAGTTCTTTCTGACCCTTACTCTTCACTTCAGTTACAGCCGCAGGATGGATACGGGCCGCTACAGGCTTGAATAGCTCAAGGTACATACCATCACCGAAGTTACCCTCAATGACGTATTCGTTGACCTTCCACTTACGACCAATCTTAGCCAATGCTTCCAGCGTAGAGTCTTCATACCCACCACGCATACCACCAACTTCCATAGCGAAGATGTAGCCGTTGAGCTGGTATAGTACCGCATAACCAGTTTCATCCTTACCACGACCACTAGGGTCAATGACCAGAATCTTCTGGGTGTACGAACTGAAGGCAGAACCTACAGTCTGATACGTGTGGTACGAGTCACCCATGAGTCCAACGTTAGGAACGTCCTCACGCTTGTTCTGAGGGTTCGGCAACCATTGGTAGACCATTGGGCTAGACGCTGGGTCCAAGTCTGCTACGATAAGGTCACGGAGCTTCAGTGGGTACTTCTCTGCATCACTCAGGTTAGGGTTAAGCATGAACTGTAGAGCGAAGCCAGCCTTACCGTATGACAGCTCACGTTCCTTCAGGTCCGTATCATCGAAGCGTACCTCATCGGTCGGACGCCAGTAGAAGGACTCAGGGTCCTCTTCAAGCTCTGCCTGAAGCATAGGAGCCAGACGGTCGCCGTAAGACTGCCAGTCCTTCCTGTCGCGCGGATAACGAGCTGGCCAGATAGTAGTGGAGTACCCACGTCCTTCTAGCTCACGATACAGGGTCATCTCGTTCTGAGGAGTGCCCAGATAGATGATTGTACCTCCCGGCTTCAGGATAGCATCGAACTCTTTTACAAGCTCTGACAGACGGTCTCGTGCAGCCTGAGTCGCTGAGTTGTTTGGAACCTCCACGTCATCGGCAATCAGGATGTCAGCACGACTACCAGTCAACTGACCAGTGATACCAACGGACTTAACCGAGGGTGAGTGGTCTGGTTTGGCTGGCCCAACGTCGAAGCTGATAACAGCATCTCGCTGCCCCTGCTTAGGCTTCAACTCTTGGAGCTGAGGCATCAGGTCAATGATTCGCTTGATGAAGATGGAGTTCGCGTCAGCACGTTCCTTTGAGGCTGACACAATCATGAACTTCAAGTCTGGGTTGTTCCATAGCTTCCAGACCACGAAACCACAGGTCAGAAACGATTTGCCAATACCACGGAACGCCTGAAGGATGAAGCGTCGGTTATCGCCAGCAGCCAGCTTCTTACACATATCTATCTGACATCTGGTTGGAACCGGAAGGCTCAGCGCTTTCCAGAGAACGAAGATGAAGAACACGAAGTCATCCCGCATCCTTTGGGTCATTTCAGCCTGTCTTTCAGCAGGTGTTTTCTTAGACATAGAGCCCTCCAGCATTAGGTCCCGGACAGAGATAGCCTCCTCTAATGTAGTAATCACTTAACACCTTGGAGCCTCCTTATTGTGTCTTGAAGCGCCTTCTCCTTAAGGTCTGCCTCCTGAGCTATTCGGATAAGACTTTTAGAAGTTTCTGGGTGTAGTTCGACTCTACCATTAGGGAAGCATCGACTGATATCTCGCTCGGTGAGACCTGAGGTGTTGACTTTGACGCGCAACCGCTTGTTATCGCGGTTAAGGTCAGCAATAATCCTATCAGTAGAGCCTTCCAGCGCGGACATCTTGTCTTGCCACTCTGCTGACACTTTGTCGATTTCACCTTGGACAGCAGCCCGTTGATTCTCTCGTGCCTCAAGTTTCGTGATGTACTCATTGTTTACCTTCGCCTCCCACTTATTGTCTGCCACCCAGTAGCCAGAACAGAACAGGAGTCCTGCCACCAGCCAAGGGACGGCCTGTCGTAAAAGTTTGAGCATAGTTGCCCTCCTTGTTTCTCAGATTTCACGAGAGCGCATCTCGCATAGTGTTAATCATAAAGGCCACCCACTATATGTAGTAGATGACCTTGAGTCTAACACTTACTGTACACCATACCCGGTGTCATTATCCTCAGTAGCTGAGAGCACCTTATCGTACTCCCTGTTCAGCGCCTCCATGTCTGCCAACTGCTTCTCGTCCACAGACACCTTGCTCAACACAAAGTTGTGACGGGCCAGAAGCTTCTCGATGGAGTTATAAAGCTGAGGTGAACGCTTGGAGTCATCCCGCAGGTCTTGCAGCATGAGTCGAGCACGTTCAGTGTCCAGCATTAAGAGGAACTTCTCTAAGTCCATCTGCGTCATGTCTTACCTCCACTCTTAATCGTCTTGTAGATGAGGACGCCAATCTGCGCCACGGTGTACGCGATAGCGGCTACGTAAAACCACTCGTTGAGTGTAAGCCCAAAGAAGAACCGACTGGCACCATCAGCCGCTGCGGTCCCGACGATAGGCGATGCCTTTAATGCCTCGTTCTTAAAATCTAATTCAATCATCTCTCTCTCTCTCCCTTAATAGTTTGAAGCGGTGATGACCATTCGGTCAAGACCTGCGCCAGTAGATGCACCTGAGCCAGTACCTAGCTGACACTTAACGCTAATCTTAGCCCCTGCTGGGAGGTGACCCAGATATGCAGAAGTGTTACCAGCTACAGGCAGGGTCTGAACGAGGTTCTTACGGTCGTTGTCCACGTAGACAGCCATAGTCACCTGACTTGAACTAGCGACCTCCACAGTTGCCTCCACATGAACATCCTTTAGCCCACCAGCCGGAACAGTAAACTCACCAGTCGCAGGATTGTAGTTGGAAGACCAGCGGTCAGTGTCCCCATTGGCGATGAACTGGGTGTACAGAACGTTGTTAGGTGCAGTCGTATGAGTCTGACCTACTGAGTTCTGAGCGATGCATATAGTGGACTTCTCGAACTTAAGTACTCCACCCTGAACAGCCTGAAGTCCTCTCACGAAGCCTTTACCGAATCCCTTGCGGTCATAATCGACGTAAGCGTTGCGGGCCTGAATGTTCATGTTCACACGGTCCGGTGAATCGTCTCCACGGTACATTGAGATGTCACGGGTCACGATTGTGCCACGATAATCATCAGCTGACTCATGGACCAAGACCACAGGTCCATTATCCTGATTGTGGTAACCGTGAAGTCCGATTAACGTCACAGACGAACGGTGGCTGATTGGGTTAGGAACTCCGTCAAGGTTTGCCACCATAACCCACGTACTAGCAACCTCAAAGTGGCTCTGATCCACTGTAACGTTACCATAGGTGTTGCCATGCACAGGGTCGACGATAGGCTCCAACAGTATTGCAGCACCCACGATTGAATCATTATGCTGAATCTCTCCGCCAATGACTTTCATCTGAGCACCCTTAAGGTGGTAGGTATACGGCGTTACCTGTGCTAAATCGCCAGCACCCCCAGTCACCGCATCGAATCCAATCACGTTGAAGTAGCATTGAGTGCCGATAGCTTTAATTGAGCATGGGGTTCCTACGGTATATCCACCAATGAAGGACAGCTCAGAGAGAAGTGCGTTAGCATATCGAGTATCACCAAGGGTAATACCCGGATTAGCATCGGACACACACATTCCATAGAAGTAACTGAAGGAGAAACCGTTAGGATTCATGTCCGACCAAATCTTAACACCAGTCTTAATGCTAACCTTGTTCTGTCCAGACACCTCGAACCGACCGTGAATACGTAGCCCTGCTCCGTTGCAGAATCCCACAACGTAGTCCCCTTGGTCAAAGGTTGGGTAGATGTAGCAATGTCCGTAAATTGTCATGCCTCTAATGTTCCTGAAGGTAACTGGCTGGCTGACCTTGAAGATGCCTGAGATGAACGCATAGGCCCAAGGACGCGAAGTACATGCATCGGCCCACTTCTGGAGAGCTGCGTAAGAGTCAACACTGCCAGTCGGGTCCGCCCCGAAGTCTACTGGGTTGAGCATATTGCCGAACAGGGCGTCCATCCCAACGTTAACAGCCCCAATGTCCGGCAGCTTGCGGTGAATCATGGAAAGGCCTGTATCGCTACGAAGGTCCTGACGCAAGGTAGTATCAAAGTTCCCATCCTGAACGATGTCCTTAATGCCTTCCAGAGCATCACTGGCTTCATCGGCGTACTTCTTGGCCTCCTCAGTGTAGCCGGACGCTAGGTTGATGGACTGGTCACGACCCTCTTCGGCAATATGGATGGCCTGAATCTCCGCTGTGGACAGGTCGCTTGCAGTCAGCACCGAGCCATCACGGAAGTCTACCACCAGCTCTGTCGAAGTGAATCGGTGAATCTGGATGATATCGAATCCGGTCTGGTCTGCCAGAATCTCAAGGGTTGTCTCGTTGAGGAACCGATAGTCATTCCCTACGACCAGCACCTTGTCTTTCGTCGGGTCCGTAGAGACCACAAGCGTGACCACAACGAACGCACGGGCTAGGTACGGGAAGTTAATCTTATATTGAACCCGACCAGACGGGAACTTAGTCAGCGTAGAGTTAGCCATTATGCCTCCTTAAGTGTTGAAATAAATGGGACCTGTGGTAGCGTCCCGTTTCCTATAGTGATAGTTTAGTCCTTAATGTGAATGCCCTGTTCCTCAAATGTTCCCAGTAGGAGCTTCTGAGTTATTGGGTCGTTCGGAACCAGTTCACGGAAGGTGTTATACATCCCGGTCATGTAGTCTCGTTCGTTCACACGGGTGTCAGCCTTGAGGTAGCCAGCCAAGTTGTAAGCCGAAGCGCCAACGTTAGCAGCGTAGCCGAAAGCTGGAACCTGCTCAAGGAAGTTACCCACCAGTCCCATCACCGGGTCGCTCTTGGCAGCACCATAAGTAATGGCACGTTCAGGCTTCTCGGTAGGTGAGCGCGGAAGGATAGACGAGCGGAGCATCTTAGTGTCCTCATACCCAGCGATGCCACCCAGAATGTTGGCTACCCCAAGAGGTCCACCGAGGTGGGAGCTACGGGACAGGGCCGCATAGCCAATCATAGTCGGGTTCAAGGCCTGCTTGAGGTACTCGCGGTCACGACCGTCCTGCATAGAGTAAGCCTTGATGTGCGCCTGAGCCATGTAGTACATTCCAGCCAGACCCATAGACATAACCGTTGACAGTGCAGCGTCCATCGCTCGGTTGTTCTTGGTGGCGTTGTAGAAGGTACGCATGGTTCGACCGTTGATGGACTTGATGACGAAGTTCTTAAACTGCAAGACAGTCTTCGCCAGAGGTCCATACGCCTTGGCATCCATGTTGCTCAGCTTGTGCGGACGGAGAAGTGTCTCGTCAGCGATGGTGTCACCCATACGCCAGAGGTCCATAGACCTTGGGTCCTGACTAAACGCCTTCTTGTCCTTGATGGTGTACTTCCCGTCTGGACCACGAGTCACGGACTCACGGATGAGGGACTTAATGCCCTTCCACTGTTCGTCTGAGATACCAGCGGTCTTCAACCAGCGGTCATCAAACTTACGCTTACTTCCGGTCAGGCTGTGTTCCACGATGTCAGACAAGAAGCCCTGACGCCCAGCATCCAGCAGATAGTTCGTCGTCCCGTTCAGGACTTTCGTAAACGGGGAGCGGACTGCAAGCTCGCCAGTGTAATACTTGGCGGAACCTAAAGCAGTAGCCACAGGTTTACTCAGGTCACTATAAGCTCGCAGACGGTCGATGACATCCTGTTTGGACGGACGGATTGAGTCGTCCAGTTCCTTACCGAAGATGACATTGTGCAGGTCCTTAATCTCTGAGGCCCCTACCTTCTTGTTACGGAAGGCTAGGTCACGGAACATCGGGACTCCATGCAGCAGCGCACGGACGTTACCACGAGCCAGCATCCCGCCAATCTCAGTAAGGTTCTGTACACCCATGTAGGCATTCTTAGCGAAGAACGATAAGTCCGTCATGGTCCTCAACACAGTGTTCCAAGCAGCATCGTCCGCACCATCACGTCGAGCACGACCAGTCAGAATCTTCAGGGTGTCACGCAATGTAGAGACTTCACCCTTCAGCTTACCGTCATCACCCGCACGGTTCATCAGGGTCTCTACTGCGTCCTTCATCTCCTTCGTAGTCTTCCCGGTCCCAGCCATGATAGCAATGTCCCCATTGACTCGACGGTTGTACGCCGGAACAATCTTATCCATGTCCCACTCGCGGAGGCTGTTCACACTGAACGGCTGACCGTTTGGCAGGATTATAGACATATCGCTATCGAACAGGTTACGGGCCTCAAGGAAGTTGTTGTTCTCCAGACCCACCAGACCGTTGATGTTCTCTTCCATGACAGATGAGCGCTCGAAGAGGTCGGTGTGAGAGATACCGTAAGCCTTATCATTGGCGTACTTATCCACCGCAGCAGAAAGTCCTTCTGGAGTAAGGTTAGGGTCTGCTTCCATCAGGGCCTCATCCACCCGCGCTTTGACCTCAGGTCTTGACGCATAGCTGGTGAGCCACGACTTCTTGATTGCCTCCTGTAGCGCCTCAGGACTTCCCAGCTCCTTGATAAACAGTTGCTTCATCTGGTTGCTATAAACGTGAGGTACGTAAGTACCCTTGAATCGGCTACCGGGGAAGATAGACTTAGCGTCCACCCGACCAAACATCGCAGGGTTCTCCATCATCTCACGCTTAGCGTCAAACTGGTTCTTCAGCAGGTCATATACCTTCAGTTCGCCCGGAGTCAGCTCAGACTTCAGGTTCCCGCTTCCGTCCTCGATAGCCAGAGCCACACGCTGGTAGATGTCCTGACGGAAAGCACCAGTGTCACGGTTGAAGTTGGTCTGGAAGTATGGGTCCTTCAGGGCCTCAGTCACCGCATCGTCGATGTCGTTGTAGAACCGATGATCCACTGCACGAAGTCTCTCGAATACGTCTGAAGCCGTAGTACCAATCTTACCGGAGGCACCGGACTGCATACCTGTAGGTGAGCGCACCAAGTCAGCGGCAAGTCCGCGAATCTCAGGGTTCTCAGACCTCAGGAGCTTCAGGCCAATCTCAGTGAGTCCACCAAGGTTGATACCAGCAGCAGCACGTTCAGGCTCAATCACCTCGTCAAAGACTTGACGTGTCTTAGGGTTCAGTGGGTTCTCGCCAATCAGGATTGAACCATCTTCCAGTCGAACACTTCCCGGCTCGTTCGGTACGTCAGCGAACTTAACGCCTTGGTGACTGAAGGTCTCCTCGCCCTCGCGGATTGGCAGACGGGAAAGGTCCTGACCGTCAACATTACGGGCAGTCTCACGGGCTTCCAGTCGAGTAGCAGGTCCGGCGAACTCATTGGTGGAGCGACCTAAGGCCTTGCCGATGCCATCAGCTATGGCAGTCATCCCACCAGCGAACAGAGCGCCACCCATTACAGCTTCAGCAACGTGAGCATCGCCGCCCGCGACCGAGGTACGCAGCAGTTCAGACCCACCAGCAAGAGCGCCAGATTGTGCAGCCACCGTGAACATCTTGTTTACCAGCTTGCCTCCTTTACCTACCTGACCTGCTACCGGGACGTAAGTCAGAGGGTCTACACCAGCTCCAATCACACCAGCCGCCAGTTGAGCGCCAGTCCCGGCCTTAGCCTTCTCAGCGTCTAACTTCTGGTTCTCCAGCGCCAAGTTAATAAGCTCGGTCAGGTTCTGAGGTGAACCGCCTGTGATGACTCCGTAATACTGAGGTAATACCCCAGCGTTACGAATCTGGTCTAACTCCTCGCGGGACCACTTGTGGTCATTCCAGCGGGTAGGGTTAAACACATCGCCAATCACATCCAGCGAGTCCTCGGTCTGACCAGCGCGGACAGCCACGCCTAACAGTGAGTTCTTCACCTCGGCCTCAGCAGCTCCTCCAAAGCCGAACCAAGTAGAGCGGTCCTCTCGTTGGTCCAGCGTTTCGCCAGTGGACTTATAGAACATCTCACCGAAGGACTCATTGGGTGCCTCCGGCGCTTGACCTTCAATGTTCATACCAGTAACGCCCGGAAGGTTCTCACCGAGGGAGACTTTAGGCTTAGCTTTCAGTCCCTCCGTCAGTGCGTCGAAGACGTTAGCGCTTACTGGTGGAGTCTTTGGGGTGATTCCTCCCGCACCGCTTAAGGCGCGAGAGACTCCAGTCTTATAGACTTCAGGATCATACCGGGAGCCAGTCTCATGGTAGCCGATAGCCTCAGACAGAGAGGCCAAGACATCAGGGTTGGACAGGTCGAGACTTTGGGTCGCAGGGATGCCAGTAGCGGATACCACCGAGTCGATGTAGGACTTTGTGTCGTTCTCGTTCGGGGGTGCCCAACGGTTGATAATCTTCTCGATAGAGTCGTAGCCCTGCCTACCATAAGACATCAGGTTCTTCGCCAGAGCGCGGACACCGGAGTCAGGACTATCGAAGGTTACGAAAGCACCATCGTCCCCGGTAGCACCTTCCCACTGGTCTTTAGAGATGCGGATATTTCCTATGTTATTATTTCTCACTCCACGTGCTGCCATGTTAATCTCCTCTTGATTCGACTAATAGTTACTGGTGAGATTCCGAAAATCTGTGCCAGTTCCACACCACTTTTATCACTTGAGCGTATAGACCTTACGTCCTCCTCGGACAGCACACACGTGCTGATCTTAGAGCCTCTCGCCTGACGGCCTCGCTTGGTCATATCCTCCATGTTTTCACGATGTGTTCCCAAGACTAAATGTTCAGGATTCACGCAGTACCTGTTGTCACAAGTGTGACGAAGTACGCTACCCTTAGGTATCGGACCGTTCGCTAACTCATAGGCAACACGATGCGCTCCAACTGTCTTACCATCGACCCATAGGTTTCCATAACCACTACTGTTGAGTCCTCCAGTGAATCGGACACAGCCAGTTACTTCTACAGTCGAAAGACGTGCCAGTCTCTCACTGGCTGTTCCGTTCTTCATTGTTATTACTCCTTACCGATTAGTACGTTTGCGATACCCTCCAGTGAGACGTCTTTGTACATACCGCCCCGGTCACGGACATTAGCTTCTCGCTCATTCCGCCGCTTATCACCAGCCGCTTTAGTCTCGACAATACGAGCGCGGGTGTTGGCTTTACGTTCGGCCTCAGCGTAGGCTTTATCCTCAGCTTTCTTCTGCTGTTCACGGTACAGTTTACCAACGACTTCCTTATCATACTTGATTCGTATAGTCCCGGTAGCGTCTTGGAGGAAGACCGAGCCGTTCTGCTCAACCACGGAGAGCTGAGAGTTCACGACCCAAGGGTTAGTCTTGATGAGCTGCTGACGAGCGGTGTCGATAATGTCTCGACCCACCTGCCATGACTCAGGGTTGTCCCCGACCATCAGTTGATGCTTGGAGACCATGCCAATGGACTTCCCGTCCTGACCCTCATCACTGAAAGTCACGGTGTTCTCGTTCAACCACTTCTGGGTGTTCTGGGTAGCTGCATCAGCGTTACCTGTGCGGTAGTACCAAGAGTCCCAGACCTTACGAGCACTGGCGTCCAGACTCGTCGGCAGACGCGAGAGGTCCTTGTTCTTCGAGTCGTTCTTCAGCTCCTGCCACGCCTTGTCGGACTCAATGCGCATCTCACGGGACTGACTAGCAGCCTGTTTGTCAGCGTCAATCATCGTCTGAGGGTCCAGACCCATCTTGTCCATCTGGTCGAACGTGGTGAACAGTTGGGCTTGGTCAGGGTAGAGGGCCGCAAAGCTGGAAGGGTCCTGAGTGTACGCCCGGCGCAGGGACTCAAAGCGTTGCATCTTGTCTGGGTCGTACTGACCACGGATGACCGCAGCTTGCCACTCACCAGCAGCGTCCTGAGTCAACGTCTGGTAGGCGTTACGGAATGGACCGTTATTGGTATCAGCTCGCAGCAGGGCGACTTTCTGTGCATCCTTCGCAGCTTGCGGGATGTCCATCTGGTCAATCTGCTGTAGTTTACCCATAGCGTAGTTGTTCATGTCCGAACGCTTAAACTCACCAGTAGCCTCAGATACCGGAAGGTCCTCATAGTTGGTGGACACGTTGTCCCCAGCCAGTCGTCTCTGATACACTTGGTCGATGACCAGTTGCTTGTTCTGCGTCTGGATGAGCTTAACGTTCTCCTTGGCCTGCTCAGCGGACTTGCGCTTCACGGTCTCTAAGAGACTGGCCTCAGCATTGATGAGCATCTGACGCTGTGGTGTCATCTCCTCACCCGGCTGGAGCTGGTTGTTCTGAGCCTTGAGTTTCTGGATTTGAGCCAGACCAATAGTCGGGTCATCCTGAAGCAGGGCAGACTGAACTCCCAACGCTAGGTCTTCCTGATACTTAGCCACCAGCTTGTACTCGGTTCCTTGGGCCTCAATCAGAGCGGCGTTGAAGACCTCCGGCCCGACAAGCTCCTCGACTGTGGCGTCCACTCCGTTAAGGGTGATGCGCTCTTGTCGAATCTGCTGTAGGAAGTTAGCCCCACCAGACTTCTGGATTGCGTCCCGTACCGTCTGAGAGATAACTTCAGTCGCTCTCTGGTCAGACGGAATGGCGGCAGTGGTCAGCCCATCGCGAAGGTACGCCATGAAAGACTTGCCTGCCTCAGGTGAGCGCATCAGGTCCCCATCATTCAGGAACGAGTTCAGCTCTACACGGGTGTTCAGCATAGCAGTATTCTCGGACTGCTTAGAGAAATACTTATTGAACGACCCATAGATGGCTACGTTACGGTCCGTGATGTCTGCGTTAAATCCACGCTGGAAGTGCTCATCGTTAGGATTAATACCAGCCTCATCAGCGTAGGACTTAGCGGCATCCTGAAGTCGCTGGTGGCGATACTCCTCCATATCCTGACGGGTGCGGAACTCACCGTTCTGAATCTTGACGTTAATCTCATCGTCTACCGCATAGGCAGCGTTTCGTCCAGTCTTGACCTTCAGTGCCTCCATTGCGTATGGGTCGTCCTGATACAGCAGAGTGCCGTTCTGGATGGCCTCACGCCTTTGCTGGGGAGTCAGCTTACGAATAATCTCGTTAGACCTCTCATCCCCAAGGTTCTTGGCCTTCTCTTGGAACTGCTTGTACAGACCTGTACCCGACTCAACGAAGTTAGTGAGCGCACGGGCAAGACCGGAGTCCCCAGTCTGCCCCTGAACGCTAGCCGCCTGGTAGTCGACACTGATAGCTTTACCCGGAGCGCGACCACGGCCCATAGTCCGGTTAGCTAAAGCTGATTCGATATTACTAGCCATTGGTCCTCCTGTTAGCTATGACCTGTAGGTGTGCCTTTAGCAGCACTGATTGGGGCAGCACCGCCAGACGGCTTAGCGCCAGAGATAGAGCTACCCATAGCGTAACCCTGCACACCAGCAGAGGTGACGTTAAGTGCGTGAGCCAGAGGGCTGGTCTTGATGATTTTGGCCTGACCCTTGATGACAGACTTGGTGTTCTCAATGTTGGCAATACGGTTCCCGAAGATAGCCGCATAATCTCGGTTGTAACTTTCGGTGATGCCAGCACGTTCTTTCACGGTGTCGCCTTCCACTGAGCGCTCAATGCGGTTAATGGAGTTTCCTTCCAGACCGGACTCAGCCACTGCTGCACGGACCATTCCCTGATTGCGGATACCATTCAGAGTCGTCTCGGTCAGCTCAGCGACCTGCTGTTCCTTAAGGTCTCGCTCCTGCATCTTCAGGTTGGCGTCAGAGTAGTTCATCTGCTTAATCATTTCCTGAGCCTGTCGGTTCTGAGCGTCAATCGCTGCACCTTCGGCTTTGGCCTGACTTGAAGCGGACATAGCGGCCCCGGCTACAGCCATAATACCCATGCCGATAGAAATTGGTTCGCAAATTTTCTAATCCTCCTTCCGGCTTCTAGCCAGATACTCAGCAGCCTTAAGTATAGACTGGATGTTATCCTTGAACTTACCTAGGGCAATGTTACAGTCGTCGCAGAGTAGCCCTCTTACCTGCCCAGTGTTGTGGCAGTGGTCTACATTAAGCGCCCTTCTGTGGTTTTTAACATCAAGTCCGCATATGGCACATTCAGAGTCTTGTTTCGCAAGAAGTGCTTCGTAAGACTCTAGTGTCATTCCATACTTCTTACGGAGAACATCTCTCCTTTTAAGCTCATAGTTATACTTGGTGCCAGCAGACTTAGCGTCGTGACAAGCCTTGCAGTATGACCCCAGCCCGTCCTTTCGAGCTTTACACCTATAAAACAGGGAACTATCCTTCAGCTCCCCGCACCTTACGCATACTTTCATTATTACTCCTTGACATGGTAAATAGCCGGAACCTCTCTCCCGTAACAGGACTCTCGGTCCACTCTTCGTGGAACACTGCCCCAAGAATCTTTAGGAACCTAATGTGACTGCTGTTCCCTTCCCAAACGTAATTCCAAAGGACCGGATACTGGTCTAACCTTAAGTCTCTGTACTCAGCGATTCTCTGGACGAACTCACGTCTCTCTGCTCTGGTAAGCCTTGAGACAAGACGGGAGGTAACGAACCAGACGTTATCACCTTGGTTTCCACCATAGGCGTATACTGTCCCCAGCGCATCGACCAAAACCACAGATGACGGAGTGAGGTGAGATAGTAGGACAGACTCAAGGTCTCTCCGTGGGTCATTCGCCATCAGCTCATTAACGTCATCTATAGCAATTTCGAAGGACAATACATCCTGTTCAGTAGCTTTACGAATATACATAAAGTCTCCTCTTAAAGTATTATAACTTAAAGGGCCTATAGTCCCTATAGTGATAGTTAAGTTGAAACTATAGGCCATTCAATTAGTTAGATAGCTTTGGCTTTACGGGCGTATGAAGCCTCCCAGCCGCAACCGACGATGGACAATGGGGTCGGATAGTCTGACTCAAGGATTAGCCGAGTGTGCAGAGCATCTCCGTTCATTGGAAACCTAAACTGACCGTCACCGATGTCGACCCGACCGATGTCCTGTAGGCCCAGCTTGTAGCCGTTCAGCGTGTTCAGGAACTCACGGTGATGGTTGACTACACGCATCACCATCGCGCCAGTGTGCTGATAATTCACCCAAGCGCGGCGAAGCTGTAGTCGACCTGAGTCTTCAGTCACCGTCCCGTTCTGGTCTTCATACTTAATGAGGAACCGAGAGAAGGCGTAGGTGAACTTATAGACGCGACCGAGGAACACGGTCTTACCTGACCAGTCTCCCTTAACAGTCACCCACCGAGTGCTGGACCATACGGTATCCGGCAGCTGCACGAAGCGCCCACTGGAGTCGACCATGACATACTTACCTGCTGGAGGGAAAACACCACCATAGGCCGCACCAACGTCGAAGGAAGAGGTGTACGTGTCAGGGTTGAACGCGTCAGTCGGGATGACCATAGTGGTTTTACCGTCAAGATGGAGGCGGTATGGTTCCCCTCCGATGTCAACAGCCTCCTTGATGAACTCCAGCTTTTCCAAGTCAACTCCGTAGCCATGCTTACGTACTATGTACATAGCGGACCCTATACAGGCTGAGGCCATAATCTGCTCCCCTTGCTCCAACTCCCAGTGCGACCACGAGGCTTGAAGCTGTACGCCATCCTTGAAGAGGAACTTGTAGATGAACAGCTTGTTCGGAGCGCCTTCAGTAGACACGGTGATGAAGTTCTCAGTAGAGGACCCTTGGATGTCGAATACTCCGTTAGGAATGTAAGACAGCACATGCCCGGTCGTATCGTCCGCGTCCTTCACGTCTGTGACATCAGCCACCGCAAAGTAACGGTTAATGCTGGTGAACGAGCCGCGAGGAGCAGCGAAGAAGACTGAACGTCCAATGGCAAACGGTCGAGCATTATCACTAACAGCGAACTCAGAGCCTACATCAAGTTGGATGGACTTGGCGGTCAGAACCCCGGAGCTGGTCATCACGAACTGCACCTCATCAGACCACAGTAGTAGCTGTTCTGCGAACGGTACAGCATACTTCAGGATGGAGATTCGAGGATGACTCACAGCTACGTCAATCGGGTCATCATCACTGAGGGTCGCCACGCTCTTAGGGAAGAATGCAAAGTATCCAGCAGACCGGGACATAATGACGTTCTCGCCGGAGAGGAACCCTAAGCGGTTACGATAGAAGAACACATCGTTAATCGTAGAGTTCACGAAGCTAGGCATCGGGTTGGTCTCATCGTTACCAGCGCCACGCTCAGTCCAGTCTAGGGTCTGGAACGTAAAGTTCCCGTCTGCCTGTCTGACCAGAGCGTGTGGCATGGTTGATGCGTCGAATCCCGTTACAGTCCCAGGCTCAACAGTCTCGCGCCAAGTCTTCTTCGCAGAGTCATACTTCACGAAATACTCATCTGCTGAGCTGTTAGTCTCACCCTGAATGCGGATGATGTATCCTTCAGGCGCTGCCAGAGGGAGCTTACTGATAGTCTGCACAGTATCAAGTACCGCATTGATGAGCTGGTTGGCATAGCCATCCTCAGTCTCCACCGAGTTGATGTCGGTCCCTGCTGGGGCTTTAATCTCGATGTAGCCAGACCCAAGGGTGAACGTGTAGTTTGGATAGGCCACCACAAGCAGGTCCACCAACGCCTTGCCGATAGCCTGAGCGTCGACTTTAGGTGGGTCATCTTTGGCGTTATCTCCCGGAGGAAGCTGGTGCTCAACCTTTGTCCCGCCATTAATTCCTACCTTCAGCAATCTACCATACTGACCACCACGAAGGTTAATCAAAGCTCGGTTCTTCATATTGTAGGTAGGGTTTGCCTTAGTTGTCCCCTGAGCCACCACAGTTCGGCGATTCACTACGAACGTGTAGTCAGCTACTGTAATGACCCGGATGTCGTCACGCGGCTTGGAAGTGTTCACGTAGTCCGTTACACCTGAAACAGTGTACTGGTTCCCCTCAAGGTCAAAGACCATGATTTCCTTTCCTGTGAAGACGATATAATACTGCTCGTTCTCGTCCCTGTTAATCAGATGGAACTTAGCGTTGTTCGGGATGGTCTCGTTCACCGCCGCCAGCCTCTTCTTCCAGACGGTAGGTGGTCGCTTCTGTAGCCCGTCACTCTCGGATGACCAGCCGTTAATCTGCTGCTCACCTTGGTCTGAGAACCTCAGGATGTCCGGCTGTTGGCTAATGCCCCCCTTAAGATTTTTTATGCTTTGTGTGTATAACGGCATATAACCTCCTATTAGTCTCGACCGATGTCAGACATCATGTTGTAGCGCCCGGTATCCATCTCGTACTCCATCACCTGCTGATACAGTTCTGCTTCCTGCTCCCTCAGATAGGCTTCAGACTCCGGGCTTCCGAAGAACTTAGCGTTGAACTCTCGGCTTGCCTTGGTAACGATGTAGTCACGGAATACCACAGGCATCTCAGCGAACGGTTTCATCTCCACCAGCTCGACGGTAATCGCAGACGTGAAGGTCGTGGACTGAGTGCTGAGGTCATAGAGATAGCCACCCATGTTGCTGTAGTAACTGGTCGCACCCGCAGTCATGACCCGGAGGTAAGACGGCAGGAATCGAATCCTTTGGTCTTGGACATCTGGTGTTAGCACAGCGGCCTCATTGATGTTAAAGTTCCAGCCTTTAGCTTGGACCTGACGATTTACTCGATGCAGGATGCGCTGAGCGTTCGATACGTCTGCGTTACCTTCGTCAAGCTGTAGGACTGCTGGTTCACCGATAGCAGCCAGCATATCGTTAACAGCATCCAAGTCGTCATTAGCGTTGAGCGGAATGTACTGAGCCATAAGCCCTCCTTAAGAAAAAAAACCCCTCAAGCACCCGAAGGCACCCAAGGGGTTTCAATTAGTTTGTGAAAGATACGTTGAAGGAACGCACAGGCGAACCGTCATACCCAACAATCACCAGACCTTCCACGCCAGAGGTGGCCTTGAAGTAGAGACTGTTGGTTCTACGGGAGTAACTAACACCATCAGGCGTAATCACGTCAAGCAGCGACCAATCGGTCACATCTGAAAGCTCAGGGAAGTCAACCTTCAGGCTGGTCCCCACCGTAGAACTGTATGTCTCTAAGGTAGGACCCTCTGTAGAGAGGGCCTTAAAGGTCGTTAGCCCGCTGACGCTGCTGTGAAAACCAGTGCGCCTGCCGCTTCTGGACGCAGACCGCCGTGACCCATAGCGTACTTACCGACAATCAGGTCGCCCTGAGCATCGACGTCGCGGTCACGTTCCAGCGCCAAGTCACGCAGCTTAACAGTACCGACAGCAGAACGGTGAGAGAACAGACCCACAACGTTGTCCAGAGCAACCTTAACGGTAGAGCTGGAGGTAGCCGGGAATGCGTGTTTCTGACCGGAAGCAATGGAGATACCATCGTCACCACGGGTCTCGCCAGCACCACCCTGAGTCAGGTGAGGAACTTCTACCACAACGAAGCCCATTACGTTACGGATGTTGCCCGTCTCAGGGTCAATCAGCGCAGCGTAGTTAGCAGCGTTAGGCATCAGGGCCGCCAGAATCGCGGAGTAGTTGTCAGGCGTAGTATAGAAGTAGCGGTCGCCAGCAGGAACGTAGTTGGCAGTCAGCTTAGCACGTGCGATGGTCAGTTGACCAATGATCGCTTCACCCAGCTTGGCTGGAGTGTTCAGGTCGGCTTTAGTACCAACTTCCAGAACGGACGCCTTGCCCAGACCCGCGATGTTCTCGTCGGATGCAGCCGGGAGGTTACACAGAATCGCCATCTCAGCCAGTACCGCGCCATCCGCAGCGATAGCCAGAGCCTCACCTAGCTGGTTGGAATACTCGCCAGCCACGTCATAGTGGTTCATAGCGTCTTCGATGTCGAAAATCATCACGTCAGCGGTCAGCAGACCATCAATGGTGATAACCTTCTCAGTGTGTTTAATACCCTTGCGCTTATCGCTCAGGCGCTCACCGGGAGCAAGATACACACCGGAGGTGCGACCCATTACCGGGAACTGTGCGGACTTACCGTTCTGAATGGTGCGGACAATATGTTTGTCAGCGGTAACAGAGCGGCGAGTGAAAGCTGTCAGGACTTCACCAGCGAAGACCTTAAGGAACAGTGCGAGCTGGTCTGCACTAGATTTGCCCTTACCTTGGTCTGCACCAATTTTCTGACCCGGAACGTTTGCCATATGATAATTCTCCTATTCGAATGAAAGAAATAAATTTAGTTACTTCGCTATGCCCAATCCGTATGGACTGAAGTTACAGGGAAACCTTGAGTCATACCCTTGGTCTCCCTATAGTGATAGTTTAGTCCTCTTACAGACTAGACGCTGCAACCTTAGCGCGAACTTCCATCGTGTACTTAGCGTCACGCAGGTAGCGCGGGTCACTCATAGCCTTAATCATGTCAGCCTTAGAGCTGAATGCTTCGGTCTGAGGAGCCTTAGGTGCGACCACAGGTTTGGCCTGAGTGGTGATGGTACGCTGAGGTTTAACGCCTACAGCTTTACCCAGAGTCTTGCCAGCCAGATTCAGCAGAGCTTTGGTAGTCGCAATGTCCTTACGAACGATAGCAGCTTCCAGTGCTTCACGAGTTGACGGGTCGTTGGACTCAAGGTGTGACAGGATGCGGTTAAACTGCTCAGCACCACCAGCGTAGCGAACCACACCAGCAGCATACTGCTCAGCCAGAGCTTCCTGACCACGGACGAATGAATCGACGAAGCGCTTTGTGTAACCAGCTTCAGCCAGCTTAGCATAGGATGCCTCGGACAGCTCACCTTTAGAGGTATATTCGGCCTTAATAGCGGCGATGTCATCGGCAGTGACCTTGCCAGCCTCTACAGCAGCAGACACCATGTCGTCGAAGGCAGCTTCGTTCTCGTTAAGAGCGGTGACACTTTCGGTCAGCTCTTTAGGAGTTTCACCCAGTTCGACAAACTCTTGGTCCTCACCTTCGGTATCAGACTCATCGTCGTTACCTTCAGTATCGTCACCTTCAGTCTCTTCGACGTTTTCGTCTTCTTCGGTAGCCTCTTCGTTCTCGGCTTCCAGTTGCTTGAAGGTAATAGCGTCATCGCCATCGCGAACTGCTACGTCCTGCTCAAGCATAGACCGCTGGTGTTCGTTCAGGTCCTCAACGGAACCAGTGATTGCATTAGGGCTAACGCCGAACTCGGCATAAACTGATTGAGACATTGAGTCATTCTCCTTTAAGTTGATGATAGGAACCGACCGGGAGTCTCACCCGGCCTAATGCTTTGTGAATCTTGTCTAAGTTCCTATAGTGATAGTTTAGGCTTGAGCCATGTCCTCACCAGCTCCCTGACCTACAGCAGCTCCCATGTTAGCACCAGCAGCACCAGCACCTTGGACAACTGCCTGTTGAGATGACTGCTCAGCCATGCGCTGAATCTTCTCGTCTTGCGTCAGGAGTAGGCCAGCGGTGTCAATTCCTAAGGCATTCAGCAGTCGCAGCTTCAGGGTCGGCAAGTTGATGTCAGGGTCCTGAGCCAGAGGCTGAAGTCCAGTCATCATGTTAACCGCCTGAGTCAGCTTCTCCAAGTCCTGACCACGGCCCAGCGCTTCCAGACCAGTGGAGACCGTAGGCTCTACCGCTTCCTTCGGAAGGTCAGGAATCATGCCAGCAGACTGAAGCTGGTTCAGCAACACACGGACCAGAGGTAACTGCATCTCCTGAGACTGCACAGAGTACACGCCACCTAAGGTCGCCTCCAGTTCGCCAGCAACATAACGAATCTCTGCGGCAGTGACTCGCTCGGCATTACGCTGAACAGCACTATTAAGAAGGAAGGCCCAGCCTAAACGTTGCTCGATAGCGTCAGCCACCGACTTAGCAATCGTAAAGTCCTGACCTTTCGTAAGTTGCAGGAAGTTGACGTCCTCTACTCGACCAGCCACGAACTCACCTGTAGCCGCCTTGTTCAGACGTCGAGGTTGCGTGATACCGTTCGGGTTAACGAGGCCCACCACTTTGGAGGCTACCTTAGCCATTTTGGTGATAGCTTCTGTAATCGTCTCCAGCGAGTTTAGGTCTCCAAGATACTCCTCGCAGTAAGAACGACCATAGTCTTCACCATCCAGTCGAACCATTCGTACCGGGATGTAAGGACAGGCATTCAGCGGGTAGGAACCATCGGTCCCCTTAACCTCTATGCCTTCCACTTCCTCATAGCGCAGGTACTCGTCGTCCTGACGATAGATGTGCGTGTAGACTTCCAGCTCGGTGTCCGGCTCGTAGTCGTCAGCGTTTAGCTGGGACTTAACGTCTTCAGGTAGTGCGCTATATGCCACCTTGTCGAGGGTGACAATCTGGAGCACGTTACCGAACGCATCACGCTGGACCACATATGATACCAGACGATACATGCGCATAGGACTATAGGTCCCTTGCTCAGGTTCAGGAACGTACAGCAGACAGTTGCCTGCGACGATAAGTTGCTTAAGGGCCTCGAATAGCGGGACACGGAAACTGTTAGTCTCCATGTAGGCCATCAGGACACGTTCGACCATAGCCAGCCCCTCGTCAACACGGGCAGCAGCCTCAGAGTCTTGACTTAGAGCCTTTGCCTCGTATTCAGAGACGGTAAGCCGCATCCACGGCGCTTGTGGGAACAGAGCCAGCATCAGCTTGGCTGCAAGGTTATTCAGGCAGCGAGCGCCCACAGCTTGCCACGGGGTTGAATATTCCGTAGACGAGTTGTCAGACTCCTTAGGAAATAGCGAGGGGATGGTCACGGCAGCGCAGTTCTGTGCGCGGGTCTCGTAAGGCTGTCGTCCGTTCTTCAATCTATTATAAACTGACTTCGCGCCTTCAGCAGCAAATCCTTCACGTTCAGCCATCTACGTGCCTCCATGTTTTACCTGTTAATACGTCAGACAGCGTTCTCCTAGACACTCCAGGATACATGGCTGTAAGCTCTGTAGCAGTTAGTCCTGACTTGCGTATGGACTTAACTTCTTCAGCGCTCAGCTTGGAGTTGTAGTGGCTGTCACTATGCGGAGCGTTCTTCCGTCCCTTGGAAACACAGTCTATCATGTTCTCACTGTAGGTCCCAACACTAAGGTGTTCTGGATTTACGCACAATCTGTTGTCACAAGAGTGCATCACAACTAGCCCTTCTGGTATAGGTCCCTTGTTCTTGAGATATGACACTACGTGTGCTCCCCGCAGCTTACCGGCATACCACTTCAGGCCATACCCAGAATTATTAACGCAGCCCTTATGTAGTATGCAGTCTGTCATATAGAGATGCCTCCACCAGAGGTACGAGAGACTTGAAGTCCACGCTTACCAGTTGACTTGACCTTCTTCTTATCGGTCTCGGTCACATCAGTCTCAACGTCAGTCACTTGGTCCTGAGGCACTTCTACCGGAGCAGCAGCTACCTGAGCGTCCTGAGCTTTAGGCTGAGGGGCTGATTGTCCCAGACCTACGGTGTTCAGAGCACCACCTACTACTTTCTTAAAGGCTTTACTAATGGATTTACCCACGGTTAATCTCCTTGGTTGTAACGATGTCTACTGGCCCATTGTGCTTGACACGGGACCACCAGTTCAGACCCCATCGTCTGCACTCTCCGTCAATAATGTGTCTGACAGTCTCAAGAACCTTGCGGGAGGACTGCGAGTCACTACGGATAGCGAGAATGGAAAGGTCAAGACCGGGAGTCTTTCGGTGCCAAGACGATGAAGCCAGCATGTAGAGGTAGGCCACAGGCTTACACTCATCATCGTAGATTGTGTACTCCTCGCCCTCAAGCTCATCAGCCATACGGAAGGTATGCTGCTTGAACTCGGAGAAGGAGGCGAAGTCAGACTGTCCGTCTTCCCAGAGGCGATAAGCAGCCATTAGGCGACCATCGCTTGAGTTTCGGTAGTGGAGCATAGTCTTACCCCATGTTCACGCCGGAAGCTCGCATAGCACGGCTCACGGACGATTTATCTTTCGGTGCAGACTCCTTCTTGACTTTCAGGTCTGAAATACCTTTGGTCTCCTTGGTGTCTGCGTCAGCCTCAGCCCCGATGTCGACACTGGCTACTTCCTCGCTCAGAGGTGCAGGCTCAGGTGCAGCAGTCGATGGCTTCGGAGTGCTAATCTTCGGGCTGAAACACATAGTCCCTCCTTAGTCGAACTGAATGTTGTCCTTCAGGTTCTGACGCTTAGCCAGCGCAGAGTCCACAGACTCCGAGGCATAGCCCAGACCAGCGATGAACCCAGCAATATAGGCATCACTGTAGCCAGCAGCCTTCAGGTCACGGATTGTCCCACAACGGGATACATACCGCTCATTGAACAGAACGTGAAGGAATTGGATAGCGGACTCGGAGAACGCAGGGACCTTAAGTCTCTCGTCGAGTTGCTGATTAACAATATCATCAATGGCTTTCAGGCCCATCTTAAAGTCTCCTCTTAAAGTATTAACTTAAGTTTATCTTATAGTCATAACTTAGGTCCTAAAGTCCCTATAGTGATAGTTTAGTGTTTCACCTATAGATGGCCAGCAGAACGATAGGTTATGACTATCGGTTAGACTCAATGCTTAGGACGGTTTGTCCCGCTGAACGTGTACAGCAAGTAAAGGGCCAGAAGTCCGGCCCAATACACTACATGGAGGGTGTCCACAGAATGACCTCCTTGGACTTGGGGTCGTAGTCAGATGCCCGGCAGATGCGAGCGACCTGAGCTTGGACCAGTAGTTCCTGTTCGGTCATCCCGGCTTTAGCAGCCAGAGTCACCATGCAGTCCCACAGCGTCATGTCTTCACGCTTAGGATACTTCTTCCACTCAGTCTTAATCTGGCCTTTGTTCTTACCAGTCTTAAGCTCACGGCTCTCCTGCACGAAGTAGTACGGCTCGTCAAGGAACGCACGCGTGGTATCCTCACCCATCCCCGGAATGCCACCGTAGCCATCTGTAGTGTCACCCTTGATGGTTTGCTCCATGTGCCAGTAGTCTGCCTCGGCAGTCGTATGACTCAGGATTTCACCAGTGGTTAACCAGAAGAACTCACAGTTCGGGATAGTCTTGAAGTCCTTGTCACAGGACACCAGCACCGCATGGTCACATCCTACAATCTGAGGTCGGGTCCCGATGATACCCATACAGTCATCACCCTCAAGCGTAGGACGAAGGAAGCTGTTGAACCGTGGGTCAGACATCACTTCGGCTACGAACTTCTTGTACCCTACAGGCTTGCGAGAACCTTTACGGTTGGCCTTATAGGTAGGCAGGACGTCCTTGCGCCAGTTGGCGTCATCGGTGAAGCACATCACAATCTTAGCGTCTTTCCACGCCTTACGCTTCTTAACGATTTCGGCGATGGTGCTCTCAAGGATGCGCCGGGCCTTGGCGTGGTCACAAATCAGAGTATAAATATCATCACCCCAATCGGTCTCATCCTCAGCCGCAGCCATAGATGAGAACACTAGGTAATCACCATCCAGCACCAGAGCAATCTTCTTCTCACTCATAGACAGCCTCCATGTTGGTTCAGGAACTTGGTGCCAGCAGCGGTAATCTCCCACGCACCGTTGTTACGCCCATCCATAGACAGACAGCTCAGATGTCCACGACTCGCAGCCTCAGCCACCAGTGCAGCGTTGTTGCGCACATAGTTTGACTGAAAGGTCTTCGGGCAGGACTTGAGGGCCGCAAGGACCCGTAAGTATTCGCTCATCGTTTGAACTCCACTCGGAAGTCACCGAAGGACGGTTGGTCGGCGTAGTGGCTCAGGTCCTCTTTCAGACCATCGACGATACCTTTCTTGAAGACCAGCTCGACTACAGCTTCCAGACCCTCTGTAGCGCCTACCTCGACCATCTTACGCTCGAAGCCAGTGGTCTTCTCACCATTGAGAACCTTACGGCTCAAATCACAGAGAGACTTCTTGAAGTGCTCAACGTCTTCAGTAGACAGTACAGCACCCAGCGAGAATGAAACTCGCATACGTTTGGTCATAGCCATTAGTGACACTCCTTCCAAGTTGGTCCAATCTTACCTTCGGTATCAAGGACACATTTAAAGTTATAGAACTCACCAACCTTACGCATAGCAAGTTGAGCAATTTCTACTGTACGTTCTGCTATTTCTTGAGTACGACAAGCAATCTGTAACTCATCCTTTCTGTATTCTCCCATTACTGGAAGTGTCGGACTATATCATCAGTCTTTGAGGTGACTGTCTGGCGCTTCGGGTTACGTGGGAATCTCACCCACGGCCCTACTCCTTTCGGATAGTCTCTACGCCTTCCACTCTCTAATCCACCCACAGGCGGCTGAGAACGACACATTGAATACTTCGGCTAACTTCGTTCCAGTACACCCAGTCTCTACCCAGTAGTCTCGTGCTTCTAGCTTCCTAGCAGCGTATCGCTCTTGGTTGGTCTTGACTAAGTGTGAGTCCCGGTCTAATACTTGTAGATGTTCGACGTTGCAACAAGCTCTATTACGACACTTGTGGTCTACTTCGAAACCGTCAGGTATTGGACCATTAGCTTTAATCCATACAGTTCTATGATACATCTCAAGGACACCGTTAGTCCTCTTTCGGAAGTATCCATCCTGATTCAATTTATGTGACGTAGGGATTATGCAGCCAGTCTCAGTGGCCTCAAGAATTAACTTCTTGCCTCTCATACATCCTCCCTATGGCTTGGCTCGGTATTGTCCCATTAGGAGTTCACCGAGTTCACCAGATTTAATGTGCACCATGATGTTAATGCACCCATGCCATGTACGCAAAGTCTCCATCCCAGCCGTGGACATACCCGGCCTCTTCGAGCATACGCTCGGTCTCGACAATCCAGTGCTTACAGACAACCGCACCATCACCCTGAAGCAAGGCGTTAAGTGCTGAGTGTGGCGACCGGATGTGAATGCGTCGACCGTCCAGACCTTTCAGCCAGCGACGTTTCCACTTCACAATGTTCTCACCGTCTACCCACTTGGACTCGGAGATTAGCGTGTTCTGCACAGCCTCTCGCAGGTCCTTGATAGCTGGCGTACCCTCAATGAATTTCTTCATCAGGGCCGAACCTTCCTTCTTACCACCGCCGACTATCAGTCCAATCTTCGAGGCCCCTGCACCATACAGGAACGCATAGATGAACGTCTTGGCGTTGTTACGGAAAGCATCGTGGTCGTGGCTGGACTTGTCGCGTGGGACGTTAGGTGCTAACCCGGCGTTGACCGCATTAGCCCAGTGGATGTCTCCCTCGACCACAGTCTTCGCATATTCACCACCATCGAACGGGGACGCACGGTTCCCCAGACAACGAAGCTCAAGACCCGAAGCATCCACACCAACTTGAATCCAAGGGTCTGGCTTACCGTCAGTCTTGTTCCACGCTGCACCGAAAGCACCACGGCAAGTCTCACCGTATGGGGCACCGTTAGCTGGGACCTGAGCCATGTTTGGTGAACTATGGGTCGCACGTCCAGTCACAGCACCACAAGGATTAATCGACCCGTGCATCCTTCCGTCAGGACCCACGAGCTTCAGCCATGCGTTCTTGCCTTCAGCCGCCTGACCGATACGCTTCTGGACTACCAGATACTCTCGGACCAGCTCTACGCAAGCCTGAGCGTCTGGGTCTGCCAGATGGACGTTCTCCAGCGCCTCGTCATCGACTACAGGTTTCCCGGTCTCCGTGAAGTCCACAGGCTCCCATCCGCGTTCCATCAGCACCCTCGCTAAGTGGTCCCCGGAACCCGGATTAAACTCAACGAATGTAATCGGTGTGAACGGTGCGCCTTCCATAGTATCACGGGAGTCTCGCTCACAAGGCTCAAGACCTAAGCGCTGTGCTTTGTTCTTCGGCTTCTTGAAGATGGCCCCGACCTTCGGGTACACGACTCGCGGGTACTTCGGCAGGTCAACTCCAGTCCTCGGATGTCTGAAGAACTCCTTGCCACCCTTCGGCGCATACCAGCTACCAAAGGTCGAACGCAGCTTGTCCAGCAGCTCAGCTCGTTTAATAGACAGCTCACGATACAAGCCTTCGACTATCTCCGAGTTCATCGGGTAGCCGTTGCGCTCCATCTTCGCACAGGCCCATGCAGCATCGTGTTCAAGACGCAACGCGTACACAGCCTCAAGTCCGGCTTCAGGTGTCCCGAAGTAGAACTTGTCGGTCAGGAACCTCTTGAACAAGGCCAGAGTGACCACAACGTCTTGGACGTTATAGTCCAGCATCTCTTGGCTAGGGAACAACCATTCGTCCCCAGCTTTATATTCGATACCCTCGGCCTTGCACTTGGCAATGTAATCGGTCTTGTACTCGCCCTTCATCTCACCGAGACGGTATCCCCACGCTTCAAGCGACTGTCGGCCCATCATCTTCGGAGGAAGACGACCAGCTTTCACAGCCCCAATGTCCGAGAACTTAATGTTCGGATACATCAGGCGTCCCATGACCAGCGTGTCTATCATCTTCTGCTTCGGAAAGTTGAAACGCTTCCCAAAGTATTTACGCTTCAGGATGTCAATCGCTGGAACGTCATAGTTAATACCGTTGTGGAAGACCAGCAGTCCATGCGGAGTCGCTGCAATCTGCTCGACCTTCTCCACATACTCTTTAAAGCCACCGACGATACCGACCATCGGCACCACCCCATACTTCAGGGTCTCGTTCGACTCGGCGTTAATCAGGACCCCACAGTGGAACTGGGACACGGTGTCAAGGAGACCGTTGGTCTCGATGTCCGAACCCCAGATGTTCTGTAAGTCAATCATGGTTAATCTCCTATAGTCTAATCATAAAGGCCACTCGATGTGAATGACCTTGAGTCTATCCTACAGTGATAGTTAAGCGTTCGGAGGCGTCATGTCCGGGACCAGAGGTTCGATGACCTCCATCGGGACTACAGGACTCTCGCCAGATGATACGCGCACTTCTGGGTAGCTTTGTTCCAAGCTATCGACTGGAAGCGCTGGTCCTTCAGAATGTTCGACAACACGGTAGCTTCGTGGTGATACCACTTCGCCAGCGAAAGGTGATACTTGGACCTCAACTTCTCGGACCACTTCTTTAACATCTTGATACTCCTCAAATGGATAGTAAGACAGGACGTCACCAGACCACGAGAAGCCCACGAGCTGCATCTGGTCAAGGGACTTGATGATTTCCACCTTGGTCTGATTGACCTCATCGTCACCTAGATTACCACGCAGAGGCCCGATGTCCATAGAACCTTGGGCCATGACCGTGGAGATGACCAGTAGTGCGCGGCCCTTAGTTCTCCCGGTGCAACGGGTAGTGAAGACGCTAAGGCCCTCCTTAGGGCCAAGCTGATTCTGGAACTCAATGAGGGTCTTGCCGCTTATGAGATTACGCATTGCTTCTCCTTACAGACTAGAAGTCTTGTTCTTCCCAAGAGCTATCCGACTCTCCGCTGCTTTCAGTGAAGCTAATCGGTTCAAGCCAGCCCGTGAGCTTGTTGTACTCAAGGTATCCAGCCAGTCCCGTGTCACCAGTAAAACGGCACTTAAGCAGACGAAGCTGGACAACGTTAGGAGTATCGCCTTGCTGGTTACGCTCCAGTGCGATGATAGTGTCAGATAGCTGGCGTAAAGCACCACTGCCACGCAGGTCAGTGATACTGACAGGACGACCTTCTTCATGTGACTTACCTTTCTCCGGGTTCTTCAGATGGCAGATGACCACAACGACCACGCCTTTAGTCTTCGCAAACTTCTTGAGACGGGTCATGATTCTGTCGATGGTCTTACGCTCATCGGAGTTATCTTCCATACCGGACACCACGATAGAGATGTGGTCCAGCAGTATGACATCGCAGTCCAGCCCGTCAACCATGTAGGCCAGCTTAGCGAACAGCGTGTCTTCTTCAGACTCAGCGAACGAATCGTACAAGTGGAACATGTCGTCATTGAACAGCTTGTCATACCACTCGTCGAACCGACCATCCTGAAGGATTGCTTCTTTCAGCTCTTTGCACTGTCGGAGACGGACGTTATTATCCAGACCCATGAGGTCCTGAACCGTCTCCTCGACTGCCTCCTCCAGCATTGCCATTCCTACACGCTTACCACCTCTGCCCCACTCTAAGAGGAGCTGACGCACGAAGGTAGACTTACCCATGCCTGACCCTGAAGTCACCATGATAAGCTCCCCAGCTCGCGCACCGAGGGTCATTGCGTTAAGTGTCTTACAGGACGAGAACAGGAGACCTTCAGTCTCAGCCTTAAGCATCGCCTCGCGGGTACGGTCCTTCAGCGACTTGGCGCTTACTACCCCAGCCGGGACGAAAGGTACTGCGTTCCAGATTGCATCCTGAATGGCCCTGAAGTCCTTCGCCTGAAGTGCAGCGTTGGCGTCTTTGTACCCATTGATGAATGCGACCTTGACCTTGCCAGCAGGGAGGACCGGAGCTGCTTGTTCTACAGCCTCTCGTCCCGGCTCGTCCATGTCGAACATCAGGATAATCTCGTCGAACTGGTCGAGGTACTCAAGGTTCGCTGCCAGAGTCTTCTTCGCGGACTTCGCGCCCAGCGGAAGGGAGACCACCGGGTACTTACCTTCTTGGACCTGAGCCACGGACAGGCAGTCAATCTCACCCTCGGTCACGACAATCTTCTTGCCACCGGACCAGAGCTGTGAGCCGAACAATAGGTCGTTCTTGACGCTACCAATAGCCGTGAAGTTCTTCTCAGCGTCTCGGACCTTCTGTCCTACTTTGGTCCCGGACCTGTCGTAGTAGTCTGCCACCTGCACCATCTTGCCCTTCATCATACCGACCCAGTAGCTATACTTCTTGCAGATGTCAGCGGATAGTCCACGGGCCGGAAGCGGGACATATCGTCCAGAGTTCTCGCCCCACGTTAACAGGTTGCTCACTTGCTTCTTTCCTCCTGAGGGTGTGTATCCCTCTGTCAGTTCCATATCGCCCTTCTTCCAAGCGACTGACGGGTCACACGCAAAGCAGTACATATGCCCGTCTGAGTAGACACCATTGGCATCCGAAGACCCGCAGTCTGGACACTCGGTGTGGTAGAGGAAGACACTATCGTCCTGCTCTTGGTCTTCATATGACATTGGTCACTCCTTAGTCAATAATGCGAACAAAGGGACAAGACTCATGGTCTCATCCCTTAGGTGATAGTTTAGTTGAAGAAGCCTTTAAGCTGCTCGGCCTTCTTGTCCAGACCGTTGGCGCGTTGGGCCGCATCAAAGCTAGTTACCATCAGGCGGTCAGCCAGCTCCTGAGCTTCCGCAGAACCTTTCGCCGCTTTGGTAGAGACTGCTCGTTCCACACTCGCAGCACGAGAATAGCCACGCACAACCAGACGACCCAGAAATTCGATAAACTTAATCATGATTTACTCCTTGTTAGCCTCGGTCGGAAGTGACCATTTCGTTAGTTTTCAGCCAGCGCTGCAAGTCAAAGCTGGGGCAAGCCTTCGGTGCTACATCGTGGTGAGCCTTGATGTCTGCATTGGGATACAGAGCCTTCAGCTCATCCAGCTTGTTGCGTAGGGCGTTCATCTGAGCAGGAGTGAAGTTAGCTTCAAACTTGCCCTTAGCGTCAATTCCACCTACAAGGCAGACGCCTACGGACCGGGAGTTCCAATCCTTAACGTGTGACCCTACTACATCGACCGGACGTCCAGACTCCACGGTGCCATCACGCGTGATGACGAAGTGGTAGCCAACGTCAAGCCAGCCCTGCTGCTTGTGCCACATGCGAATCGTGTCTACGCCGATGTCCTGAGACGGTTGGGTCGCTGAACAGTGTACGAAGATTGCGTCTGTTCGACTGCGTGGTTTAAACTGTACCTTACTTGCCATTGTACACCACCAGCTCGACGATGACGAGGTTCAGGTGAGACTTAAAGCGCTCGCTCACGGTCGTGTGCATCTGGAGTCGCTTATGGTTGAAGACGTGCGAGTTGCTAATCTTCACATACACTTCGTCCGGGCGACCATGCACGATGAACGCATAGCCCACCGGAATCTTGTCGATAGTCAGACGCTCTCGCACAATCTGAACTTCTTTGAATGCGGTCATTTCTTAACTCCTTTCTTCGGGATGAGGATACCAGAAGGCAGACGCACAGTCGCCTCTTTCAGCCACTCAACCGGGATAAACTTGTCGGCAAACTTAAAGCCGTTCTTTTCGCACCATGCGCCATACGTGGTCGGGGACCCTTTGTACAGCTTGGAGCGGGAGGACGAGAACACGAACCGGATGTCCAGCTCAGGGTGCTGCTCGCGTACCAGCATATGCTTCTTGCGGTCCTCACTGTCGAAGATACCTTTGGTCTCGACGATGATTCCGTTCGGAAGGATGAAGTCTGGTGTGTACTTGTGGTCGGAAGCCGGAATCACATAGTTGATATAATGGCTTTCGTACTCCGCTTTGACGCCGTTCTGCTCCAGCCACTGCTGGTTCTTGGCCTCAAGTCCAGAGCGGTAGGCACCCACAGAGTGCCCCCGTTTTGGTGTCCATGCAGCCACGATTAGAAGTCGTAGTCACCAGCATCGGACGCAGAGTCCTGACCATCAGCATCACCGCCGAAGTCGTCAGACCCGAAGTCGCCATCGGTCGAAGCCTTGTAGCCACCAGACCCGATGTCTTCGTCATCACCCCAGCCACCATCACCACCAGTGCCGTCGCCGGACCACTCTTTGAGTTCGACCAGCAGCACAGATTCGAGTTGCAGTTTAACGCTCGCACCAGTCGCAGCGTTCCACTTGAAGGGCAGGACTTTGAACTTGACTTTCAGCTTAGACCCGGTGCCAATATTTGGGACGTCACGGATGAGTTTAGCATCGGTGTCGTAGAACCGTAATACGATAGGCTCGGACTTGCCGTCTTTCAGGTAAGACGCAAAGCATTTAAACTTCAGGGTGACAGTGCCATCACCGTTCTCAATCCACGGCATGTCGCCTTCGCGCGGTTCGATAGGCTTCTTGCCACGCTGAACCTGAGGTGGGTTCTTCTCGTGGTCTGCGAGTGCTTTCGCATACGCATCGTCGTGAATCTTCTGTAAGACGTCAATCATCTTACGGACCTTCGGGTCATCCAGACTGAAAGTCAGGTTAACCTTGTGCTCACCACGCTCGTTAAACTTGGTGTCTGCTTTGTTCAGCCATGCGTAAGGCTCAACGATACCAGCTACCGGAGTGGTGAAAGTCTTCAGTTGCTCTTTAGCCATCGGTGTAAATCTCCTAATTTAAAGTTACGAACTGGACGTCTGTCCTACAGTGATAGTTTAGGTCTCAGGACGAATCCGTCCGACCACAAACCCAGCGTCCTCATACTCTTGGGACTTCAGGGTAGCCTCTTCAAGAGACTTGGCGTATACCGGGACCTCAAAGGACTGAACGCGACCCTCAAGCTCCACGATGTACTTCTTTTCTTCAAGGCTCATAGCCCTTTCTCCTTCCACATATGGTACATGGACAGGTAGTCCACATTCCCGGTTGAGACCCACTGTCTAAGCACCAGCTACTTGGAGTCATGACTACCCGCCTTACTCTGAGCTACCATACGAGCACCGAAGAACTCGACTTTCTCTGCATCGTAAAGACCATCATCTTTAGCGCCAGCTTTACGCAGACCCAAGGTCCGTTGGGCGGCTCGACGCCATATTGCCTTGAACGCATTGCCTTCCGCAAAGTTCATACCCAGAGCTTCGATGATGTCGTTGCATTCAGCGATGTACTCAGGTCGACCGGTGGTAGTGGTGCTCTTTATGTGGACCTGATAGTAGTCAGCAGAACCGCCAGTGTAGATAGGCTGTTCATTTTTAGTCATTGACCACCTCCTTCACAAACTCAACGAACAGACGAACGCGAGGCCACTTGGTGTAGACCACAGGTACGCTGGTCTCACGCTTCTGGCGAGCCTCTTCAGCTTTTCCCGGAGTAATCAGCGCGAAGACTGTAGGTGATAACTTAACAGCCTTCCCGAAGTAGCCCAGCTTCTCGTTTCGCTTAGTGCAAGATAACGGGTTGTTGGACAGGTGGAAGGTATCGGTATAACGATTGAACATTAAGTTCTTAGACATAGAGTCTCCTTAGGTTGTTGATGGTTGTCCTATAGTGATAGCTTAGGGTCTAGCTGGTGGCCCAGACGATAGCTTGCTAGCACAAGCAAAGAAACCCAGCAGTCCGCGAAGACCACTGGGTTGGCGTTTAGTTAACTCTTAACTGTTGGATTGTCTTCCGTTCCACGCCAGCACTTGAAGCTGGGATGACGAAGGGAGCCATCCGGGAACCGCTCCATGAAGAGGACTTCACACTGCCAGCCTTGGTAAGCGAACTCCATTCCAGCTACGCCAGACTCATGGTCACATACCGCAGCAGTGAACTCGTCCTTCTGTTCTTCAGTCAGACCGCAAGCATTAACCACCATGCCGTCTTCAAGCAGCACCTCGAAGCCAATCACCTTACCTTCGTTGGCCTTACCCGGAGTCCCCCACACGAGGCCACACACTGTCCCGTCGATGGTCTCCTCAGGCTTCATCTTCCACATGCCTGACTTCTTGCCGCGCTTGTATTTACCCAGAGGGTCCTTGACTACCAGACCCTCGTGTCCTTCCAGACGCTTCTCTTCGTACAGGGAGTTGAGCGACTCAAGGTCATAGACCGTGTGTGACTCAGACAGAACCCAGTCGATTTCAGGGAAGTATTTCTGGAGGAGAGGGACGATAGCTTCGGCCTTCAGGCGTGTGACGCTATGGATAGGACCTTCGGCTTTAGGGTCGAGGATGACGTTAAGGTCGATGACCCCGTAGACGACCACTTGTAGGAACTCAGGGCTAATCTGGAATGGAACCTTGTTAGACTTCTTGGTCTCCATATCGGCCTTAGGGTTCATGTTCCACTCGTAGTTCTTGCGGTCAGACCACATGGTGCGGATAAGACCTGAGGACGTGTTGAAGTCTACGCCTTTGACCATCACCTCGCCATCAATCATCAAGCCAGATACCTCATGCCCTGCTTGCTTCAGGAACCAACGCCAGTCTGACGCGCGACAAGCACCGATGTCCTGACCAACTGTTGATAAGTGGTCTAAGGCTGGCAGTGGTTTTGACTCACGACTTAACCATTCAGTACGACCATCAGGGTAGACCGGAAGATTCAACCGGACACCATCGTACTTCACTTCAGCTTCGAGAGACCCAGCAGCAGCCAGTGCTTTCTTAACGCCAGACTCAGAGTAATCTACAGCGCGGTGAGGGTTGGTTTTGATAGTCGTAGTCATTATGATTTGCTCCATGTGTCGAGTTGATCAGCGAGCCCGTTAAGGAAGTCGGTTGCAGTGTTGTACAGTACGTCTTCATCGTGGTGTGCGAATGTCTCAAGCGCGAAGATGTTACCAGCTCGGTCCTCTACCCTGAGTTTCATGCACTCTTGGCGAAACGCAGTGTCTTGAAACTCCTGAGATATAACAGCGAAGTCTAACTGATAAAGTCTGTTACACGCCGCTTTGAAAGCGTTGAGGTTGCCACTATAAAGTCGTCCCATATCGTTATGCTCCTACGAAGTATTTCTCTTGGTTGACCAGAGAGTCTTTACCTTCAGCGTTACGGAAAGCACCTTTGATGCCACCGCCACGTTTAGTCTTGTTCAGCTTGCGGCCTTTAGGAATGTAACCTTCAGTCTGCTGACGTTCACGGATGCGCTCGAAGTTGATAGTGTTCTGATACATACGGTTAAATCTCCAGTAGTGTTTATTTAGGGTTAATCATGAAGGCCACGACTTTGAGTCATGACCTTGAGTCTAATCCTATAGTGATAGTTTAGGGTTAACCTCTTCTGCGTTGGATTAAGGTGAATACTGCGAGCGCTCCTAGCCACAAGGCCAGTAACTGTAGGTCTGTCATTTGGTCTGCCCCAGCTTGGACACTGCGTCCTTCAGGTACTTCTCGTGGCTGGACTCGACCAGATATACAAGAGTCTTGAACGGAATGTTAAGCTGCTTGGACATCTCGGTCGGGATGACTGTTGTTTTAACCAGCCCCTTGCCGTTGTGTTCAGTCACGGTCACGATTTGAGTCCCACCATTAACGCCCGTCTGCTTGTGTGCGAATTTCATAACTCTCTCCTGTTAAGCGAATGCAAAGTCTGAAGACAAGATGTCCTCGATATTCAGTTTACCTTTCTTCGGAAGCTCAGGCAACTTGTCGCGCTGGCTCTCGTGAAGCTGGTCCGCGAACTGCTCGTAGAAGTCTTGCAGCACATCGTTGTCGCGGTAGGTCTCGACCATCGTCTCACGGACACCCTTGAACAGGAACTCAGCGTCTGCTGGGATGGTCCCAAAGCTGTCGTGAATAACCGCGAAGGACATCACGCCATACTTGCGGTGGGTGTGGACCACAGTCTTCCTCAGGTGACTGCCGTCCTGTGAGTGTACAAAGTTAGGGCTGATACCGGACTCCTGCTTGTGCTTGTCCAGCTCTTTCTTCGACCCTTTGTTGACTGTTGGTTGCAGGTTGAACGACCCAAGGAACAGGAGGTTCAGGCGGGTGGTATCCTTCTTGCGGTATTCCTGCCAGACCGGGAACCCATCGGGTGTTACCCAGTGTACCGGAAGGCAGGGCTTCAGGATTTCGCCAGTCTTCTTGTCCTTCACTTCAGCAGCCAGCAGCTTTGCAGCACCTTGAAGCCACTTCATCGCGTCAACCGCAGCAACTACGGTCACACTCACAGCGTCCCATATCATCTTAGCCATGAAGCGCGATGCTTGGCTTGGGTCTGTGAACATTGCGCCCTTGCCACTATCAATCGCGGGCATCACGGTATCCTCAAACACTTGGTCCGCGAACCCGTATTCCTTCGACCCGTAGGCCAGAGTCATTACCGAGCGTTTAGTGACCGAGCGCGACATCCCGTAGGTCAGCCACTGTCGAGCCAGCTCACGGGTCCCAAGGACCAGACGTTCAGTAATCTCGCCAGTCTTCTTGTCCTCGAAGGTCTTCACCTCGTTGTCACTGCCGCTGACCAGCAGTTCCTTGAGCTGTTCTTCCACCCGGTCGGACACAATGCGGTAGATGTCTTGGACCTTACCGGAAGGCGTCAGGTTTACCGCATGTCCACCGATGTGGTCACGAAGCATCGCGCTAAAGTGCTGAATCCCAGAGCAGGACCCATCGAACGCTATTGGCAGCGAGCAGGAGTAAGACAATCCGTGGTGCATTACGCCAGCATACTCGAAGCAGAACGCTAGGAAGCAGAACGGAGAGTCTAACTTGCCCCACCACTCAATGCTGTCCATCGGTGCCTTAGCAGCAGCCATGATGTTGTCGTGGTTGTCTTCCACCCACTTGATGCGCTCCTCGAAGGTGACTTTATCGACACCCGCACAGTTTGCACCGTGGACCTTCAGCCATTTGAAACCATCGGCACCGATTGGCTTACCTACCGCCAGAGTCAGCAGGCCCTTCTGCATATCGTTGCCTTGAGGGTTGAACATCGGGACAGCGTACACTCGGCCCCGCCAGTCCATGTTGTATGGGAACCAGATGGCCTTAAACTGAGAGAACTTGTTAGCCTGTGAGACGATGAAGCTCAGGGACAAACGGCGAGACTGTCTGGCCTTCTCGCGCCGGTAGATACCAGCCGCAGACTTCTTCCAAGCCTTAAGTTCCTCCTCGGTCTCACCCGCATAGTCTTCAGGCTTTAGTGGCTCCATCTGAGGGATGTCAGCGATAGGCGTGTTATTCAGCTTCTCGACCATGTTCACCACTTCCAGCACCTTCTTGTTCACCTTCCAAGGAGTTTGCTGAATGATGTTCACCGCCTCGTACACTTCAGGCATGTACACGTCTTCGTAGCGCTGGACCGCAGCCTTTGACCCCAAGCGAATCAGCGGGAGAGGCCTGCGACCTTTAGCCCAGTACCCACCGCCCACCACCCCGGTCCACGGCTTAGGTGGGACGACGCATGGCTGGTAGACTGGCGCGATACCTGCAAGGCTGAATCCACGTTGTGCCATCTTCTTGACCCAGAAGTCTGACAGGTGGACCATCTCGACGTCTGCCGCAGCGTTTCCCGCACCGTAGCGCTTCAGCTCGACCAGTTGCGACGACTGGATGACCAGCTCTAGCATCTTGATGCCTACGTGGACAGCCTCGGTCGGACTCCAAGTCCCCCACGCGTCAGCCAGTTGCCCCTGCTCAAGCATAGACGCCTCGACTGCCTGCATGTAGGCTTTCTTGTAGCTTGCACCAGCGCGTTTCTTCAGGTTCTCCGCTATGGTCTTCTTGAAGTGCTCCTGCTCCTGCTCACGGATGCGGCCAAAGCGGATTTCGTCTTCCAGTGTGCGACCTATCGCGGATGCCATAGGAGTTATCGGAATGCCTTCAGGCTTGACCAGCTTGCTGAGGATGACTTTCAGTATGATGACCGCAGCAGACTCCGCAGAGATTAGCAGAGAGCGGTCTTTTACAGCCTTCTCGTCAGTGCTCAACATGGTAAACGCTACGCTTGGACGCGAGGTCGATGACTTACCGTCCGGGCCTTCATGCCACTCACGCACAGCCTTAGCGATGGTCGGGACCAGCGTTTGCATCAGAGGCTTAGCGACCTGATTGTCTGCTAGTTCCCCGCGCTCGGTCTGACGCTCAAGGTTCTTAATGAAACGTCGCTCACCTTCAGTGTATGCCTCATGCTCTAGCTGTAGCTGCTTGACTGCGAGGTCTTGCCCGTAGTGGTCCGCCAGTACGTTGAAAGGTTCGATTGCATTCGACACATCAGAGAAGTCGTGTTTGTCAATTGATATGACGCCCATACTTAAAGTCCTTATAACTATTGTCTTATCACTAAAGTCTTTCACTTCAGTCCTGACTTAGAGTCTTTCGACCTTGAGTCCTTTAGTGATAGTTTAGTCCAAACTACTTGCATATCAGTGGGTTAGCGTGCAGATGACTGAAGTCACCGCGTGTCGTGTGCTTGATGTCTGCCCGCTGGTCCATTGCCCGCCAGCCGGAGACCAGAAGTTTACCATCGTCAGTGCGTGGTCGACCACCATACGCCAGACACATCAGCTCGGCCTTATGGCCCTCGGCCCGGAGTCTTGCTTGCAGCACCCGGTCTCGCTCCTGCTGTTGACGAACGGTGTGACTTGAGGTCCCGTGACGGTAGCCCGTAGCTAGTGCTGAAAGCAGATTAAGGTCTGCGTCAAGTGCATGGGCCAAGTTGATGCCATAAGATTTACTCATTACAGTTTACTCCCTAAGGTTGAGATGTCCCAGACGTTTGCGAGGTTGCGCATAAAGCGTCCGTTCGGTTGTCTTACAGTCCAGCGGCCCAGTGATACATACTGGAAGCGGTAGACTTTACGTGCCTTGGCGATGTCTTTCGTGATGACTGCGAGTATTAACCCGTAGCCGATGACCAGAAGCGCCCAGACCATTACAGAGACCCTCGCTTGATTGCGTCCAGTAGGCCTAAAGCTATTAGGAAGATGACCGGAGATAAGCACACCCAGTAACCAATGTTCATAGTTCACCTCTATATGTTGTGAGTAATAATCTTTGAGACCACTAGATGTAGTGGCCTCTCGCCTATCACTCAATACCCGCCAGTCAGTGTTATGGTCAAGCTATGGTGATTAGCCATGTAGCAAGCCCCGCGCTTCATCATCTCGTAGCACCCATCGTAGAACGCCTGTTCACTGCTATAAGTTATCTGGTACATGTTACTTGTCCTCAGCATGCAAACTGTCGTGTATGCGCTTGCGGCCCTCATAGACCGCTTTCAGGCGACGCATAGCCGCATCGTGGTTTAACTGCCCGGTCTTGACCATAATCCGGGCGTTGATGACGTGGTGCTGGCAGAGACCATAAGTTACCATCACTCGCAGTCCTCCTCAGGGTCAAACACTACGGTGTCGTTGATGTCTTCGACTTTCAGGTGGCGACCTAGCGCATAGTGGTCTTTAGCGCATGTAGTAGCGACCTCAAGAGATACAGCTTGCTCAATGAATACGCCCGTTTTAGCGTCAACTACCCAGTATTCATCCTCTTCGTCTTCCTCTTCAGCCTCAAACCAGACCACATCCGAGTGGTTCGGCACATCATTATACAATGCCTCATAGATGCGAGCTTGCAGTATGCGCGTCACGTCCTTGGTCTCAGGGATGTACCCAGAGTCTTCAAACTCGTTGTCGATACCATCAGCAGCCATCACCGTGAAAATCTCGTGGTAATAGTGTGGAACCTGACCGTCTACGACTTCATGCAGCGCATCGTGATAATCATCGCCTTCAGCTATTTCGTCGTACTGAATACGCTCGTTGAACAGCTCAACGGTTGCAGCCAGCAGGTCATAGTATGCGTTAGCGTTACGTTCCATAGTTATATCCTCTCAAAGTTAATTGTGTGTTAGTGACTATCAGTCAGGGCCTTCAGTCGCTCAAGTCAAGCCCGTCTCGCGGTAGACTCAAAGACCCTGTAGTTAGTCGCTTGCTATCGGCGCACATTAAGAGTTATCCAGATTGTTAAAGAACATTCGCTTAGCTGTCGTCGCCTCGCTAGCCTGTTTCAGTGTTAGGCTTCACTGTCGTTTCGATGTGGTACATACTACTTTAAGTCGTTACTGCTTGTCAACTACTTTGTCGCTAGTCTCCTAGCTGTCGGTTGCCTGTTGTTCGTATGTCTTACAGGCTGACTACTTAACCGGACCGACCCGGCGTCTTCACTATCCGGTTGTTGCCGTGTCGTGTTGACGGAAGCTATTAAACCAAAAGTTAGACCTACTGTCAACAACTATTTATCATGGTAATTTATACAGTAGTCCAATGACTATATAAGAATGACTACAGATGATTGACTTTAAGTCTGGACTGTGGATAATGAGAGTCCAGTTAGCAAGACACTAACTAATAACCCTAGTCAGCTATGGTCTCTGACTGCTAAACGGACCGGATGTGATAACCTGTGAGTCTAGACCTTAGGACTCTGATAAACTGAAGGTCGACATGGTGTCTGATGACTGTAGGTTTGGTGACTGTAGGTTGTCCCATCACTTAGGGATTGACTGTAGGCTGGTTGACTGTGGGTGATGACTTTAGGATTGACTCTAGGCTGATACAGATAGAGACTCGGAGACACAACATATAGTCCCGACCCATCGTCCCAGCCACTAGATATAGGCCATATCGGTCCAGACTTCGGGTCAACCTTGGGTCAAAGACTTGAGGTTTAGACCGAAGGTCTAGGGGTAGGGCCTTGAGTCTGGACTGAAAGAGGGCCTATGGGGAGACTTGAGGTTCTTGAACTGTGAGA